TCTTTCGGGATACACTGAAGGATGAGCGTGTAGCTCTGAGGAAGTGTGATCGATCGAATCCAAAGGCTATCAAAACACGGGTTTTTGCAGCCTCTCCCCTCGTTTTACTCATGCTATCACGAAAGTACTTTGGAGCAATGTGCGCTCACCTCATCAACAACCGAATTCGAAACACTACTACATCTGGTGTTAATCCGTACAGTGATGAGTGGCAAATGATTGCAAACCATCTCCATGCTGTATCGCCTGAAGTGGACGACGGTGATTACTCTGGCTTCGATTCGACTCAGCCCGCTGGATTCCTCTTTGCAGTCTACCAATCCTGGATCAACTGGTACGAAGAAAATGACAAGAGTTGGGAACCCGTGGACTCTGTAATTCGCTTGCGTCTTGCTGATCTGTGTGTCAACGCGCACCACATGGCTCATGGAACGATCTATAGAACTTATGGCTCTTTACCATCTGGAGTTTTTGGAACGACACACTTGAATAGTGGAGTCAACCTGATTGCCTTCTACTATGCATTTACACGAGTCTACCCTGAATCCTCGGTTGGAGAATTTATGAAAACAGTCCGAATGGTCACCCACGGTGATGATGTTATGTTCGCTGTCGACCCTGACTACGACGACTTCACTGCTGAACGCATCGGACACGAACTCAAGACTATTGGAATGGAGTTTGGACCGGCCACGAAGGATGGAATATTTCAATCAGCTCGCCCGATTGAAAAGTGCACCTTTCTGAAACGTGGCTTTTCCAAAGTGAATCAAAAGTACAGAGCTCCTCTTGACACCGGAGTCTGTATTGAAATGACGAATTGGGTTACAAAATCCAATGACCCTGTCTCTGCAACGATTGACAATGTAGAGACTGCCATCCGGGAACTCGTATTAGCTGATGAAGAAAAACTCGCTAATGACATGGCTCGCCTTGTCCGACAACGATTCAACAGAGTTGTCGACGTCCCGACCCAAGCACAACTTCTTTCAACAATTTAACAGTGTGATCTTGCACTTTCTGGTATACTGGAAATTCCCAGATCGTGTAGTGCTGCTGTTAATGAAGACAACAAAATTATTTCCCCTCTCTACATATGGTTGTATTAGGAGAGTGTATGACAACCTTCAATTTCGACAATTTTAACAAAATAACATCTTTGACCTCTGTGGCCCT